CGGGTCCATTAATTATGAAATTAAGACAAGGATTAAAAGATTATAGATCTAATGATTATTTGCTGCTAACTGGCGATCCTGCTATAATAGGTGTTGCATGTTCTATTGCATCAGATATTACAAACGGTAAGTACAACGTGTTGAAGTGGGATAAACAAGAAAGAAGATACTATCCAATACAAATAAATTTATACGAGAAAGGAAATATAAATGAGTGAAGAATTACAAAAAATGTTTATTGAGGATGCACCACAAGATGTAGAAAATCTTACAGGTGTAAATAACTTATCTAGTTTAGTTATTGAACTACAGAAACTAGAAGATGAAATAAAATCAGATGAAGAGAGATTAAAAAATAAAAAAGAAAAAGCAGATAAAATATCAAACATAGCTATACCTGAAATTATGGATGCATTGAAAATGAAAACAATGAAACTAGCTGATGGATCTGCAATAGAAGTAAAAGAAATTTATAGCGCAACTATTCCTCTAGATAAAAGAGAAGGCGCATACAACTGGCTTCGAGAGCACGGCCTGGGTGATCTTATTAAAAATGAGATCACTGTTTCCTTTGGTCGTGGCGAAGACAACAAGGCGAGCGAATACGCAGACCTTGCAAAAGGGAATGGGTTCGAACCAACCCAAAAGTTGAAAGTCGAACCTATGACCCTCAAAGCATTGTTTAGAGAGCGTTCTGAAAATAATGAAGAGCTGCCATCTGAACATTTTAACCTGTTTAAGGGAAACAAAACAAAAATAACAAGGAGCAAATAACATGAGTGAAGAAACAAGAGACGTCGCAAAGAAACAAGGCGGTGCATTAGCAACTTTGGACTTTGTTGCAGATTCAGGAATGGGTCTTGAAAACATTGACAAAGGTGATCTTGCGTTACCTTTTCTGAAATTACTGCAAAGTATGTCAGATGAAACTAAGAAAAAACATGCCAAGTATGTCGAAGGGGCAGAAGCTGGTATGTTTTATAATACAGTTACAAAGAAACTGTATGATGGAGAGAAGGGAATAGAAGTTATTCCTGTGTTCTACAAAATGACCTATCCCGAATGGGCACCTTTTGAAAGAAGCGAAGGTAGACCAATCAGTAATGATAGGGGTCCAGGCGTTATGGCAGAAACAACTCAAAACAAAAATAATAATAAAGATGTGTTGAAGAATGGTAACGAGATTATCAAGACAGCAAATCATTTTGTTATTATCAACGGAGACAGACCTGAGAAAGCTTTGATGACTATGAAGTCTACTCAGTTAAAAGTCAGCAGAGGATGGAATTCACAAATGGAAGATCAATTTGAGACAGATCCGAAAACTGGTAAGTCTGTACCAGCACCTATGTTTTCAAGAGTATACAGATTAAAATCTGTAGAAAATGCAGGAAGCAATTTTAATTGGCATGGCTATAACATAGACATGATAAGAAAGGTTGATAACGCTGGACTCTACCAAATGGCCCGTGATTTTCACAACTCTTTAAAGAACTCGCAGCAAAAAGCTGCCACAGTTTCAGGGGAAGATAAATCAAATTATTAGTTTCTCGTAAGAGAAATGTGGGCGGTCATAGGGAGACTGAAGCCGCCCATAATAAGGGATCGCAATGGTTAATGAGTTTATAAAATTATTTTCTGGTTATGATGGAGATTTCGGTATTGCCGATATGTCCAAAGCTACACTAGACGCTGAAAAAAATAAAATAAAACCTGACTACGAATGGTCTGGCAGACCGATTACACCACAAGATTACGAAAATCACATACAAGGAAAAATATCTATTGGTATACAACCATGTAAATTAAATAAAACTGCACAATTTGGCTGCATAGATATTGATCCTAAAAATTATGCAGACTTTAAAACTGAAAAATATTTAGCCTTATTTCAAAAATTCAAACTACCTTTAATACCTTTAATGTCAAAGAGTGGAGGACTACACTGTTACATATTTTTAAAAGAACCCATACCAACATCAGATTTAATAGAAGCTTTAAAAGCTTTTCTGTTGCCACTAGGTTTAAAACCTACCACAGAAATTTTTCCAAAGCAGAAAGAACTAAAGGAAGATGACAAAGGCAACATAAAACCAGGTAACTTTATTAACTTACCATATTATAATAATGGGGAGACACAACGATACGCTGTAGATAAGAATAATTCTAAACTATCATTACAACAATTTATACAATTAGCTAACGAATCTAAAATAGATAAAGATAAATTAGATTCTTTGGTAGATGAAACACATAAAAATATTTTAGTAGGAACTAATCCAGAGTTTGATGATGGACCACCGTGTCTTGCACTGTGTTCTAGAGTTAAACTAGAAGATGGTAGAGACAGATTTATGTATAATTACATGGTCTTTGCTAAGAAAAAATATAAAGATAAGTGGCCCGACTTTGTATCAAAAGCAAACTACGAATATTTAGAATCACCTTGGGATAAATCTAAACTAGATCAAAAGATAAAAGCGTGGGACAAAGAAACAGCGGGACATACTTGTTATGAAGATCCTATACAAGATAAATGTATGCGTAGCATATGTTATTCGAGAACCTATGGTGTCAAATCCGATAGTATAAATGTTTTTCCTGACATTACAGATTTTCAAATTATAAAATATGAACAACCAGAATATAGATTTAATGTTGTAATGCCTAATGATGATAAAATAGAAGTTATCATACCTAATTTAAAATTAATGACTACACAAAAAGAAGTATTAAATTTAATTTGGGAACAGACAGGAATATATTTTGAACCTATAAAACCAAAAGACTGGCGAGCTAAACTAAATGATTGGAGAAAAAATTGTCAGAATATTAAACCACCTGAAGGCACAAGTACAGATGATATTTTAGGTAATGAGCTATTTCAATATTGTATTAATGGACCACAAGCTAGAGAAAGAATACAGATCAGACTTGGTTCGTGTCTTACTGAGGAGGGTTTTCATTTCTTTAAATATCAATCTTTTCTTACACATCTAGGTAGTGATTGGAAAATATCAAAAGAAAAAATAGGACAAAAATTAAAAGAAAGATTTAAGGTAGAATTTAATTACTCACTTAAAGTAGAAGGTAAGGTTGAAAAAGTATGTAAGGTTAAACAGTTACATATGGATAAAATAGAATACAGACCAGTAGAAAGAAAAGGAGAAAACTATTAATGAGATATAAAGTTGTAGGACCACCAGGCACCGGTAAGACTAAAACATTATTAGAAAAAGTAAAAATGTATTTAGATACAGGTATATCATTAGATAGAATAGGATACTTTGCATTTACAAAAAAAGCCGCTGAAACAGCAAGAGATAGATTTTTAGAACAAAGACCAAGCTTAACAAAAAAAGATATAAAATATTTTAGAACATTACACTCACTTGCTTTTAATAATTTAGGTTTAAAAGAAGAAAACGTTATGAATGAATTAAATTACAAAGCCATAGGTGAAACATGTGGTATACAAATTCAGTATGCATCCTATGAACAAGACTCATGGAATGGTATTTTTTCTTCAAGTAGTGAGTATTTAAATCTAATAAACCTAGCTAGGGTAAGACAAATAAAAACATTAGAGCAATTAGATCTCAACGAACATTTAGGTAAAGTAGAAAGAGATAAGCTGGAGGCAATAGATATTGAAATACAAAATTATAAAAAAACTTATGGCCTTATTGATTTTACAGACATGTTAGAAAAATTTTTAGAGGAAGGAAGTATACAAAATAAACTTGATGTAATTTTTATAGATGAAGCTCAAGACTTATCAAAGATACAATGGGCTATGATTGAGAAAATAGAAAAAGATAATGGCTGCGATGTATGGATAGCGGGAGATGATGATCAAGCAATATTTGGCTGGGCAGGAGCTGACGTAGATTCTTTTATAGATTGGGATGCATTAGAGATGCCATTAAAACAATCAGAAAGAGTTCCAAGTCAAATACAACAGAGAGCTTTATCTGTAATATCTAGGGTCAGAGACAATAGATTAGAAAAAGATTACTTACCTAAAAAAGAAAAAGGTCAGGTATACCAAGTATATAAATTTACAGACATAGACATGAGCAAAGGATCTTGGTTAGTTCTAGCAAGAACAAATCCATTGCTTAAACCAATACCAAAAATTTTAAAACAAAAAGGTTTGTTTTTCAAAACTTCAGACGGAAACAGCATAGCTAAAAATTTATACCAAGACATAGAACATTGGAATAAATTAAGAAAAGGGGAAAGCATACCTGAGATACAAGAGCAAAGATTGTTAGAGAAGATAAAAGGTAAACCTAATTATAATTTAGAATGGTATGAAGCATTTGATAATGTTGCATCCTCTAAGATAGATTATTTAAGAACGATGTTAATAAATGGTGAGAAAGTAAATAAAGAACCAAGAATAACAGTATCAACTATTCATGGTGCAAAAGGTGGTGAAGCAACTAATGTTGTTTTGTTTTTAAATCAAACAATCAACACAATGAAAGCAGCAAGCAAGTCAGTAATAAAACAAGATGAAGAGTATCGTGTTTGGTACGTGGGTGTAACAAGAACGATACAAAATCTATACTTAATAAAATGTAATAACAAACAAAAGGAGTTCATAATATGAGTGCGTATAAAAAACAAATTGGAGGATCTCACTATAAATCGATGGTCATGCAGCCGAGTGAGTTTATAAATAAGAATAGGTTGCCCTTCGCGGAAGGATCGGCTATAAAGTACATATGCAGGCACGCTGCCAAAGGAAAGGAACAAGACATCGACAAGGCAATACATTATCTAGAAATGATTAAAGAAAGAGACTATGAAAAAGGCAATTAACACACATTTAAAATTAAGATTAATTATAGAGGAATTAAAAAAGAAACTAGAATTAAAAACTATTCATTTAAACATAGCAAAAAGAAAATTAAAAAAATATGAAAACACCAATATTTAAAGCACAAACAGAATGGGTTAAGCCTACAGAGTTTCCAGATCTTCGTCACGCAGATGAAATTGCAATTGACTTAGAAACACATGATCCTGATTTAAAAAAATTAGGAACAGGTTCTATTGTTGGTAGAGGTAAAGTTGTAGGTATAGCTGTAGCAACAGATGGATATTCTGGATACTTTCCATTCGATCACGAAGGTGGTGGTAATCTTAATAAAGATTTAGTTATGAAATGGTTTAAAGATATCTGCGAATCAGCAGCAGATAAAATATTTCACAATGCAATGTATGATGTGTGTTGGATTAGAGCTATGGGTTTTAAAATAAATGGTAGAATCTATGACACAATGATTGCAGCATCATTAGTAAATGAGAATAGATATAGATATGATTTAAATAGTTTAGGTTGGGATTTTGTTGGCCA